GTCATTTGCCGGGCCATACCACAGCTCGGTGCGCTGGGTGTCTTCGGCGCCAGCAGGAAAGCCCCACTTGATGCCGATGCCGAACAGTTCGCTGGTCGTGGTCAGGAACGCCACCGCCGGCGGCAGGCCGACCTTCCCTTCCAGGTTGGTCAGGTTGGAGCTCTTCCAGATCGAGGAGATCTCAAAGGCGCTCACCGACCGAACCCGGGCCACGTAGGCGCCGGAGTAAATGCCAGTGACGTCGACGCTGGTCGAACCGGTGCGCGGCACCTTGATCCAGTTACCGCTGTCCTTGCGCCACTCCACGTCATAGGCGACCGCGCCAGCAACAGCGGGCCACGAGATGTTCATGGTGCTGATGGCAATGCCCTGGTTCACGGCGTAGCTCGATGTCAGCGTGACGCTCGCCGGCGCAGGAACGACGGTGATCGGCACAACGCTGATTGGGCGTTCTTCCAGGCGCGCGCCGGTGTCGATGTGCGCGAACTTGCTCGGGTCATACTGCACGGCCGAGATCTCAAACACACCAGGCTCCGGCCGGGCAACGCTCACCACCCGGTACAGCGGGATGGCGAGATCGTCGGCATCCAGCGCCCATACCAGTTCACGCTCAGGCGCCACTGAGTAGGCCACGGTAACGGTGACCTGCCGGCCGCTGACCAGTTGCACGGTGCGCCCCTCGCACTTGCCGTCGGGCAGGTTGAGGATCAGCCGGTCACCGGGCTTGGCCTGGGTGTCGCGGTCCAGCGTGATGACCTTGCCGTTCACCGCCGAGATACGCCCGCCCACCGGCCGACCGGCCAGGAGTTCGTCGGCGATCGGGATCACGTAGCCAGGCAGCGGGATACGCCCGTCGAGGCCGACCTTGAAGGTAACGGCCCGGTCCTTGGAGTTGGTGAGCAGTGCCCACTTACCGCGGCGCTGCGCCTCCGACTCGCGGGTGCAGCCGATGGCACTGATCTCCAGCGGATTGTCGCCGTAGCGGCGCTGAAGCTTGGCATCCGTAACGGCCGTGACGTCGGTATCGTAGTTGTTCGCCGGGTTGTCGTAGCTGATCAGCGCGCGGCTGTACCGGGTGCGCTCCGACGCGCTCGAGTAGGTGAACTTGCCGTCGATCACATTCGCCCGGGTGTAGGCGAAGTCGAAGTCAGTGGCCCGTGGCATATCCGACAGGGTGAAGACCTGGCCCTGGGCCCAGTAGGTCATGCCCCGGTAGATCGCTGAGATATCGCGCAGCAGCGACCAGGCGTCAGCCTTGCTCTGCAGGTTCAGGTTGCAGATGAAGCGCGGCTCTTGGCCACCCTTCCCGTCCGGCACCAGTTGGTCGCAATACTGCGAGATGCGGTAGAGCTCCCACTTGTCCACCATCCACGGCTTGATGCGACGGCCCAGGCCGAAGCGGTCGGCCGTGGTGATGTCATAGGTCATCCAAACAGCGTTGTCAGTCCAGGCCTGTTTGAAGGTGCCGTCCCAGATCCCGGTGTAAGAACGCGCCACAGGGTCGTAGTTGCTTGGCACCTGCATCTTCTTCAGCTTGGTCTCGACAGTCACGGCCGGAATGCTGCGGAACTGCTCGGCCGAAAACTCGATGTAAAGCAGCGCGGTGTTCGGGTAGCGAATCTTGGCGTCGATCACCTCAGTGAAGCCGGCGATCTGCATCGTATCGGAGATTTTGTTGTTGTTCTGGTTGATCGTCAGACGGGTGATGCGCATCAACCAGCCGGTGGTGGCCCTGGGCAAATCGATACGGCGAGTGCGCTCGTAGGTGCTAGTAGTCTTGCCGTCGACAGCCTCGCTAAGCACCTGCTGATAGGCACCGCCATCGGTGGCCAGCTCAACTTTATATTCGATCCGGTAGCCATTGATGTTGCTGCTGGCATCCACAGACTGGAGCGCCGGCCAGGCAAAACGCACGCGTACAGCCGAAAGCTGGGTATTGGTGATCGCCCGTACCCAAGGTGTGCCGCTGCGCAATTCGGTACTGATGGTGGTTTCGTTCTCGATCGAGGGGATGCCCTGGATATAGGTCTGATCCACCGCCCCGGTGCGCCACTCCCACTTCACGTTCGGGAAGTTCATATTACCCTGGGGGTCTTGCAGTGGGGTGTTGTCGAGGTAGATGTCGCGCGCGGTGGGCGTGCCTTCGAACTCACCCTCCCCGATGGCGATCAGCATCTTGGCGATAGCGACCGAGCGCAGGCTGTCGGGGGCTTCCGTTGGCGTTTTTGGTTTCTCTTCGCCGCCCTTGGCACCGTGGATGTCGATTTTGCGTGCTGCGCCCATGCTTTCCTCCAGGTAATAAAAAACCGCCTCATGGGCGGCTGCGGTGCTTCAGGTGTTCGCTACATCTGATCTTCGGCATAGATCGCGGCACTGATGATCGCACCACCAACCCGGCGCTTTCCGTAGCAAAGCGGCACAGGGTTACCAGATGCAGTGGTGTTCTTGGCGCTGCCGAAGGCATAGCCGGGAGTGTTCTCTGGTGCGGCACTGGTTTTGAGTCCGCCGGCTTGGGGACTGAGCATTTGAATCACGCCGCCCAGCACCATCGAGCCACCCATCATGATCAGTGCGGAACCGAATGGTGCCCCTGCGCCGAATGTGCCGCCGGTGATGACGAGGCCGACAACGATCAGCACTGCGCCGACAATGGTTTGTAGTGCGCCGCCGCGCTTACTGCCGGTTATCACCGGAGCAATGCGAATATCACCCTCGCCCGTGAATCCAAGTTCCTTCTCCTCCAGATTTGTCTTGCCGCGAAATACGGCGAACTCAACCCCACGGGACTTGGCGTTGGACAAGAAGCGCTCGAACCCTGGAATTTGCACGCACAGAGCCTTAACTGCTTCTGCCGGCGTCCTTACGGCCATCCGAAAGGACCTCCCAAACTGACGAAGCTGTCCGTAGAGCAGGATCGTGGTCATGGGCTGATAATTGATGGCAAGTGCCGCCATGTGCTTTTCTCCAGGTAATAAAAAGGCCCGCCGAAGCGAGCCTTGAACAATTTGATGTGCCGCTACAGGCAGCCTTGCAGCGCGGTCAGCCGTTTATTGGCGATCCAATTACCCACCACCACGTAATACTTCGCCTCTGAGCCCGCGCCCTTGGGCTGGATGTCAACGAAGTACTGGGAGCCCTCAGTGAATACCGTATATCCGGTGTCGCGCCCCGGCTGAAGCGTTGCCCCAGGCGTGCCGCCGAAGATCGGCTGGTTCTGCCATTCGTACTGGACGCATTTAGCCAGCGTGGCGTCGGTTTTCTTCGAGGTCAGCACCTTATACGGCCCCGCCTGGCGCGCCTCATTCATCGTCGGCGTCATGCACCCCGCCAGCATCGCCACCGCTACCGCCGCTATCAAAATCCGCATGTCGTTCCCTCTTTGGTTTGGCGGGACTGTAGCCCAATCGAAGCTGCTGGACCAAACAGACCTAACTGATCAGCGCTGATCGATTTCAATTTTCTGTGTAGGGTCTGGGCTGTATTTTTGGCGTTTCAATTGCGGATCGCCCTTGGCCATACAGAAGAAATAAATCTCTGCCTCGCCGCAGCCGCCGTGCAATGCACACTCACTTGCCTGCATATGATCAAGCAGAATTTCCCGGCCTTGAGACTCACAAAAAACGTTCGCTTCTTTGAGCGCCTGCCCCTTCGCGGATGCCGGCCCGCCGAAAGGTACCCGGGTTGATATCGTGTACGTGTCAGGCCCGACCTTGATCGGCCCACTGTCCGCACAGCCGGTGAGCATCGCAGCAGACAGAACTATCAGCCAAATTTTCATTGTTGTCCTCCCCAGGAAAGAAAGGACTCTAACCCGGACCTGGCCAGGCATCCAGCGTGGATGGAATGACAGTGGCAGGCGCAGCCCCTGCCGTAGTAGCGTTTAGACACCAACGCACACGGATGTTGGAAATCCCACATTGAGAGCTACGAATGCTGCCAATAAACGAAATGATCGAGCAAACAGAAATTCAAGAAGGCGTTAACACTGCAGTCGTCAGCATCATTCAAGTGCTTGCATGTGCCATCGTCGCAAAATTGCCCGAAGATAAACGGTGGAAATTGCAATCAGTCCTTCAAGATGTTGCAGGTAATGAGGAATTAATCAGCGAGCTTTCGGATAATGGAAAGCAAGCATTTAATCATGTCGCTAACAGTGTTGCATCGGCAGTAGAGCACCATCTAAATCGCAATCCAGGCTAGGAATTTCCAGTCCTTCGCCCGCAAGCCCAAGGACTGGGGTTGCGCCAATTTCGGCGCTAATAAAGCTGAGCGGCCGCCACGCACATACAATGGATTGCTCACCGAATGAAACTAGCCTATCTGGTTCTTGCTGCCTGCCTGATCTATCTGAATCGCCCCGGGTTTCGTAGACACCTCCATGCCTTAAACTGAGGCCAATCAGGAGGTGCCATGAGCAACCCACGTTATCCCGAAGAGTTCAAAATCCAAGCGGTCAATCAAGTGACCGAAA